TACGCCAGACCAGTGCCGGCAGCGACGCGTGGATGAAGGATACGCGATGGATCTATTACGACCGCGAAGTCTTTCGGGCGTATCAATCGACCGTGAGCCCTTCCGGACAGTCGAGCAGAATTGAGTTAATCGATGAAGGGCGTCACGGGTTAGCGTCGCAGGCCACAGTGCCTCTGTTCTCGATGCAGGTTTCCGAAGGCCTGTGGTTAATGAATAAGGCCGCCCTGTTGCAATTGGAGCATTTCAATAAATCCAACGCGTTGTCCTGGGCCTTGACAATGGGACTCTTCGCTATCCCGGTCATCTACTCCGAACGAGAGTGGAGCCAGATTGTCGGTGAATCCTACTACATTCAGCTAGGGCCCGACGACAAATTCGGTTGGACAGAGCCCGAAGGACACGTCTTTCAGATCGCAGCCGACAATCTGGAGCGTTTGAAGGACGAGATCTACAGGGTATGTCACCTGATGGCGCAGGCCGGTGGCACTAGCTCTGCACAGACAAGCCAATCTGGCCTGAGCAAGCAGCGCGATTTTGGCATAACCCAGGAAGTCCTACGCGCCTATGGAGATGCCGTCAAGCACACCATGAAACAAGTTCTGTCCGCGATCAACACGGCGCGCCAGGACGGTCTCTTGATTGATGTATCGGGCCTGGACGAATTCGACATCGGGGACTTTAGCGTTGAGTTAGATGATGCGAGCAGGTTGCTGGCGCTGGGAATAGAGTCCGAGACATTGAAGAAGCAGCTCTACAAGAAGCTAGCCTTCAAGTATTTCAGCGATCTCCGCCAGAGTGTCAAGAATCAAATCGCGGAGGAGATAGATCGATCGTTCGTATCGCTTATTGGAAAGAAGGAGAACCATGGAGGAGATTAAACGGGAAAAAGTAGCATCGACCGAGCCCCAGCGCGTCGATGTGCAATCGCTCGTAAGACAGGCAATTGACGAGTACACCCGTGCACAACAGGCAAAGGCGGAACCGGCCCACCGAGCAGAGCTTCAGGAAGAACGCAAGCGGCGAGAACAACTAGAGCGCCGAGTAAACGACCTTATAGAGGAGAACAAGCGAAGTAGGCAGATCGCCGACGAGGCCGAGCGTAGCGCCGCTATCAGGGCCGAATTGCAACGGCTGGGTGTGGGAAAGGTAGACTTGGCCTTTAGGGCTGTCAAGGACGACATTGCAAGAACCGAGGAAGGGCGACTAATAGCAAGAACAGACGCCGGGGAGGTGCCCCTGAAGGATTATCTTACGAGTTTTGTCACTTCCAATCCGGAGTTTCTGCCAGCTCGTATATCCGGAGGATCTGGAATCCCGGCAACACAAAAGCCGCCGTCAGGCGGCGGTGGTTCAATTGACCTCGACAAGATCCGCCCTGGGATGAGTTCCGAGGACCTGGAAACTGCCCGCCAGGAGATTGCGCGAGTAGCCGCGCAGGCTTTACGGGGATCATAGCTGCAGATTGACTTACAGACTTTAATTAATCAAAGGAGAAATCAATGCCAGCAATCACTTCCACGAATGTGGCCACCGCAATAGTGAAACTTGTGGCGGCCGACGCTTTGCCAGCACTTGTTAGCAACCTCGTCTTGGGGAATCTTGTTAACCGGGACTACGAGCCTACTCTCGCACAGGCTGGCGACACGGTGAATGTGCCCATTCCACCGACACTTGTCGCGAACAACATCGCCGAGGGTGGAACCGTGACAACGCAGAACCCGAATTTGGGGAACGCCCAAATCGTGCTAAACACGCATGCTGAGGCCACGTTTCAGATTCCGGATGTCACCAAAGTGTTAGCTGTACCCGATTTACTGAGGGTTTACATGCAGCCAGCGGTTATCGCGATCGCCGAAAAAATTGAGTCGGACCTGCTCGGACTGTACGCCAGTTTCTCCGCGAACACGCCAGTCGGAATTGCAGGGACACCGATCACGGAAGCGGTCGTCGACGCTGCCGAAACCGCGCTCTTTGCAGCCAAAGTCCCCTCCAGCCAGGCAAAACATCTGATCGTCGACGCGAACACCTACTCGCAAATGAGGCAGATCCCCCGGTTCAGCGAATTCCAAACCGTTGGCGAAGCCGGCCTCCGGGCCCTAATTGAGGGCACGGTTGGAAAAATCAAGGACTTCTTCGTATTCAGATCACAACTGGTCGCGAAAACAGGAAGTTCACCGGTCACCACACACAACCTCGCGTTCGTTCACGATGCGATCGGGCTGGTAATTCGCCGCCTTCCGCAACCGCTGCCGGGAACTGGAGCAATCGCGGAGTACGCAGATCTGGGGAATTTTGGAATGCGCGTCATCATGAGCTATCAGCCGAATACTCTTTCGCAACAGTTCACGGTGGACGTTCTTTATGGCGTTGCTGCCCTTCGGAACAATTTCGCGGTCCAGGTGAACTCCTGAGGTTATTCATTGATCGTCGCTAAATCGAGACGCGATTTAGGGATGCATACGAGCCACCTATGAACTTGAAATCGTACTTTCACAAAATTCGCGAGTTCGAAAGCTCTATATCCGAGCCTTTCGTAGTATTGATCAGTCATGAGACCTCAGACGGTGGAAAAGGGGGTCTTCTGACTGAGGTCCCCAGAGCGGTGGCAGCCAAAATGATTGCGGATGGCCGAGGTCACGTGGCTAGCGAGGACGCCACGAGGGAATTTCAAGAAAAGAAGGCAGAAGCAAAGAGAGCAGCCGACAATGAGGTGACGGCCAACCGAATGCAAGTGACCCTTGTGCCGACGGCTGACCTGATGAAAGCGAAGCGGTTCACAAAAGAGTAGTGGAACGGCAGACGCAGATGGCTTTGTTTACCGATGCTCCGATTTCAACCTTGGACCAACTGGCAGCACAAGACACCGCAGTCCTCGATGTAGCAAGCAACGAAGGAATCGACGCAACAGTTAAAATATCGCTTGCACAGGATGAACTGGGTGTGGAGCTGACGTCGGCATTTTCACGCTCAGCATTTTCACGTACGAGTCCTTCGATCTGGTGGCCGGGAAGCGTTGCGACGTCGCTCAGTATCCTGCAACTTCCGAACATAGTGGTGACACCGCCGCTGCGCCTCTGGCACACTTTTCGCACTCTGGAGCTGGTCTATCGTGACGCTTACGGAAATCAGCTAAACGATAGATATGCCGCCAAGTGGAAAAAGTACCAGGATCTTGCCAAATGGGCATCGGTCATGCTATTCCAGGCCGGCATTGGCGTCGTCTCGAATCCCATTGCGGTCGCCGGCAGCCCTGAAGTCGATTTGTTGAGCGGGTTACAACCCGCGACGATGTATTTCGTGCAGGTGGCTTGGCTGAATGCTACAAGCGAAGAAGGAATGGCCAGTCCTGTTACCTCGATAAATGCACCGGATCAAAATTCGGTGCAGGTCACTCCTTCTCAGCCACCAGCCAATGCCGTGGCATGGAATGTATACGCGGGCGTTGCGGTCGACTCGATCACGCTGCAAAATACTACTCCCCTTGGCACGGATCAGACCTGGCTGATGCCATCGACGGGTTTGGTGCAGGGACGAAGCCCAGCATCGGGACAAGACCCAAACTACTATTCCCAGGCACCACGATTCCTGCAGCGAGGCTAAACGTCATGCTCAGTATAGCCGGCAGCGCTACATCAAAGCTCCAGGAGCTATTAACTTCGCCGAATGGCCTGAACGCAAGTCTAGCCGCGTTGGCTCAGTCGGAGAGTGTGACCGTCCCGCCCATCTCGCCCAGCAATGTCTTCACAGACAATGTCTCCAGTGACATTGCCGAAAAGAGCGTTGAGCCCAAGTACACGGCAATCTATATCTACTGTGACAAGATGACGAATGCCTTGACGGAGAAATTTCGGAACTTTTCGGGAACTATCGAAATGACGATTGATGTGCGAGTATCGCAAGACCGCCTCGAGGGAATTGATCAAACGTCTCAATTGTATACTGCGGGTGTGACTCAGACGCTCGACCAGAATCGAGGCGACTGGGGCCAGGGCCTCTTCTATGCCGGCCGGTACGAGATATCGTTCGGGCC